CGCGGGAAAATTATTCAGACGACCATCGTCTTTCCGGTAGACCGCCGATAGGCCGGAACAACGAACGCGATCCTTGCTTCCCCCCCTGAATTGACGACTCGGGGGTGACTACGAGTCTAGTTTTGTAGCCCCTGATCAGGGTATCACTTCTACATTTTTCCATGGCAAAGGAAAATTGATTAGTGAAGTATTTCGGGAGTATGTAGTATAGCCCGAAACCTTCGGGGGATTGGTATAATCCCCCCGGCCCGCAACCCGGGCGAATGACACCGTATGGTCATTCCTGAACACAATGAAAATGTCATTTTTCCAAACTTCAGAATGGGTGAAGGTTGGACGTGCCTCACGAAAAATTACACGTCCAAAAGCGGTTGACCAGCCATCTAAATTACGAAATATTTTAGGTTACTTTTATAGAAAGAAAGATAGTTCCAGCATTATTAAACATAGTAAAGAGAGAGTGAACCACAAAGTAATGTACGCCAGTGATTATAAAAATAAAGTCCTTGAGGAGGTCGAATCGGCGAAGATGCCACTCGACATTCCAATATCTATTAGGGATGATGTGACAGTTTGTACTAGAGGAAAGAAAATGACTGTCCTGGCTACCAAGCACGAGAAAGTCGGTGCTAGAGTTCACTACGAATGCAAAACTCCCGAGACTGTTGATGCGAGCTGCGATACGTGTTCCTTAAGGGACAGAGGATGCAACTCTTTTGGGGTGGATGAATGCTTTGGAACTGATGAGTTGGTTAATATGGACAAACAATTGGAGTCGCCCCCAAGGCGATTGATGGCCAAGACCTTGGCTAAGAAAAAGAATCGATTAGTGTACTCGCAGTTGCTGAACTTTCTGCGATGCAAGCATTTTATGCACGTTAGGGACAAGCATTTTATAACCACGCTTGTCGCTGATGCTAGAGCTTGGATGCTTAAGAAGGAATTTAAAATGGAAACGGATATCGATTTTTGCGTTTTGTCCATGGCGGTAACTCAGGCTTTTCTCGTAAATCAACAAGAACTTGATATGCGAGCCGCCCTTAAACAGCCTGTAGCACTGAATCATATAGATCATTTGAACGCCACAATGTCTGGCGATTTGGGTCGTGTCTCATGGTTCCGACATCAATCAGTCGGCCATTCCCTAGCCACAGCTGCTAGGAGGACAGTCTTACCTAAAGTAAGACTAAACGGCCCTGGAGATTCAGTCTAATACGCCCCGTTGTTTTACCCTGCAAATGTAACGCTTCTACTCCCAAGTCTGGGTCTTATGGAGGTTGCAGGGTTCGTGCAAACACAACGGGATGCCGTCAAAATTTTTATGGTCAGATTATAGACATCCAATCTGCAGCCATCGATCTAGAGCCACAAATATATTGGAACAACTGTGCATGTAATGAGTACGATGCATTGGTCAGAAGACATTTCTTAGGAAATATTCCTGGTTATTACCCGGGGAACCCAGAGTTAATAAAACTGGAGGAAGAAGTAATGTCTATGGCCTATGACTTCGGAGAATTTAACACCGTTTCACATGAAGTGCTTATGGCTAATACTAGATCGCATATAAAGAAGCGTTACCGCGATGCCCATTTTCGATTAAGGGATCGCGTAGTCAATATTTCGCGCAAAGAGGCTAGAGCGAAATGTTTTGTTAAGTACGAGAAAATCCCTATATCAAAGTTCGAACAGGGGAAGAGTCCTAGACTCATCCAATTTAGGGAATTCGAGTACATATATGACCTAAAAAGGCGAATATTAGGTCACAGTTTGAGGGTCAAGAGCGAACCTGTTTTGTGGAATGAACAACCAGTTAATAGCATTTTCACAAAGGTCCATGATAATTATGGCATAGCAAGGGTGCTAGAAGAATCATGGAACATGTTCGCTGATCCTATAGCGATTTGCCTCGACCACTCCAAGTTCGATGGTCACTATTGTGCTGAACTTCTTAAAATAGAGCACAAATATTGGACGTCCTTAAATAGGGATCCCAAACTACCACATTTGTTGGAAATGCAACTTATTAATAAGGGCGTAACCGCGAATGGTCATTTTGTCAAAGGAACAGCTCGTTTGTCTGGTGAGACCACGACCTCAGAAGGTAATTCAGTGTTAAACTATGCGATGATAGTAAGATGGTTAAAAGCCTCAGGTATAACCAAGTTTCGTATTCATGTAAATGGAGATGATTCAGTGGTTATGATCGAGGCTAGTGATAGATCTAAGTTATTAGATCTATCCTTTTTCCGCAATTTTAACATGGAGACCGAATGTGAGATCGAAGCAATGGATTTTAGATTAATATCCTATTGCCAAGCCAGCCCCATTAGGGTAAAACGAGGTGGAGTCTTAGTATGGTATATGGTTAAGAATCCCTCAAGGACATTATCTAGGATCCAATATTGTGATAAACGCTTTTTGAGTGTTTATAAAAGGTTCTTGGTAGGAGTTGGTTTGTGTGAGCTCGCTGTTAATACTGGGCTCCCTGTGATGCAGGAATTTTCAAAAATGTTAATTTCTATAGACGCGAAACCACTCGGTTGTGTTGACAAGGTCCCGGCTCAGGTCAGTGGGAACCAAATTAGGGTCTCGGAGGTTTTAGATATCACGAGGTCCGACTTTGAGTACGCTTTCGGCATGCCGAGAGCAGCCCAACAACACCTGGAATCTTTATTTGCCGGGGAAGTACAAACTTCACCCAAGGAGTTCGACGACAAATTAAATCGCTATAAACAATTTTTATTTAATTAATTATATATATTTATTTTATTATCTTATTTTATTTATATTTTATTTTATTTTATATAAACATCTAAATGTATCCACGCCCGCAAAGAACACAGTACGCTAAGCGTACTTTAAACGCAGTGGAGAAAGAGCTTGATAAAGAGGTAGACAAGCCAATGATCATGCCATCCGATTACCTGATGTGTAGATTTTCTCCTTTCGATAAAATGAAAGGAAAAGGATACATACCCGATGGCAGGGGTAAAAATATCGTACTTAGGGATTATAAAACCACGTATGATATAACGGTCACAGATCCGGCTAGTATTAGAATTAGCCCGATGTGGCCGTACCCGGTAAGGTTTCATTGTGCCACTGGTGGCTCGATGACCGTCAATGGCACTGTTCTAACCTTTAATTATGCCCCAGCTATAACGGCTATACAATCTCAGACGTTAGGAGCTGTGTTACCAACCAATATGTCAAGAGCGCAACCATTCTTTGGCGGATCTCCCAGCGGCGCTTCCCATGTAGCAGGAAGAGTCGTGACTGTAGGATATAGATTATACTACACCGGAGCAGCTGCGCAAGCATCTGGACTCATATTAGTTGATAACTTACCATGGTCAGCGGATAACATCACTAACGCGAATCCAGCGGCTACCGTGGTTAAGGGCATATCGGGACAAGCCGACATTACCTGTACCGTAGGACAAGGTCCAACTTTAGCTGTGGACGTTGTTCCGTTCGAGGTCATTCAGTCATCACCAACGACAGATCAAGTGGTGCTTAGACCCGAGAACGGGTGCCATGGTATTTTGAAAAGCCAAGGCACTAGCTACGATCATCCATACCAACCCATGCAAGACACGCCTGTTTTGCCCGTTACTTATTTTGATGGAGGCACAATAACGCCCCAGCCAATATACGTTAACACTCCTGGCACAGTACTAGCTACTATACCAGCGCTTGGGTTTGTGGACCAATCTTTTATGGAGGCCAATATCCAGATAACCGGAGCTGGCAATCAACCGTATAGATTGGAGGTAGTGTTTTGTTGTGAGTTGGAAGTGGGTCAAGATAGTCCTATACTAGACATGTCCACCAACTCACCTCCCCTGAATCAAGCCGAGCTGAATACCGCTCAAATTTTGAACAGCGGTATAGCCCCAGCCAATTTTGCCGAGTCTCCCATTGAATCCTTGATTCCAAGGATGCAAGGGGTTAGACTCGGTCAGCGCGTTCGGCGCCGCAGGAAAAATGTGGCTAGGAATCCACAGCCCCAACAGCAACAACGAGCTAAGAAATCCACGCCAGCTAAAACCGCGAGGCGCCGTCGTAACAGACAGAGGAGAGCGGCAAGAGCACTCCAATGCTAACTTTGCTGCCTTCTCTCGGTTACGTTCTGCTCCTGTTGTCGGGCTAATACCATACTTGTGGGATAATGGTCTCAAGAAAGTTATTCGAGCCGTGCATGATAGACTCTCACCATTAGAGGGAGAGGAATATGCCCTTCAACGAAGGGAAAGAGATAGGAAGTATGACATGGCTTATGAACATATTAACTTCTTGAAACCAGCCGCCAAGCAACTACTAGCTCAAGGTGGCGCAAGCTCTTAAGGCGTAAATGAGCAGTTGGATACAAGTAAGAAGTATTAGATTGCGTTCATTTATGGGAGCTTCTCCAAAACTATGTTTTGGAGAAGCTTCGATAGATGACCGGAATCTAATTACTTCTTAATTATATATAACTATTTTGTTTTGTTATTTTATTACTTTAGTTATTTATTATTTATATATTTGTTTATTTATTTAATTATTATTTATTTATATATATATATATTGCCAAGGTCGGATCAACAAACCGAAGGAAAACGGGTATAACGGAGCGAATCCGGGCTATAAGCTAACCATAAAAATACCGATCTTGGAACCTTGCTACTTAGTGAGCTTAACGTAAACAACTCTTTAGACGGCCAGAACATGGGCCTGGGAACCCATGTTGCTGAGATACTTTAGATGCGTAGCGAAAGCGAGTAGGATCATTAAAGTAGCATGTACATATCGAAGACTAGGATAAGATGGGACCTAGTGCACGGAAAGGG